TCAGCGGGACCGACAACGCAGGTCGCTTTGTGGTGACTTTTAACGACGATGTGTCCAAGGCCCCGACGCTTGAACCGCTCACACCGTCCGATATGGACAAGCAGTTTGAGATTCTCAACAAGGCCATTCAACAGGAAATCTTTATTTCGCATCGTGTCGTAAACCCGATGCTATTCGGTGTCAAGACCGAAGGGCAACTTGGCGGCAGGCAGGAATTGGTGGAGGCGTACGAATTATTCAAGGCGACCTATGTGAACGACCGAGTTCGCAAGGTGGAGCGGATGATTAACTATTTGGGGTCGTTCAACGGCGTGGAAGGGATGGAACTGATTCCTGTGGAACCAATCACCGAACAGTTGAGCGAAACTGCAATGATTCAAGCAATGACCCCCGCAGAACTTCGTGAGAAGGCTGGACTTCCTCCGATTGAAATCAAGACCGAGAGCAGCGTGCAAGATGTCATCACGGCCATAAATAGCCTCTCTCCACTCGTTGCAAACAAGGTGCTGGAGTCAATGTCACCCAATGAAATTCGTGCGCTTGTGTCGCTTCCTGCGAAGCCTGAAGGACAAGGTCTTGCACCTGATACGGCAACCGAAGTAAGCCCCGAACCAACTGCACCGCAAGGCTTGGCCTCCAACGACAACATTAAGAAACTATCGGGCCGTGAGTACCAGAACTTGATGCGAATCGTTCGGCATTACGCCCAAGACAAAATCACCTTGGAGATGGCTCGCACGATGTTGTCCGCTGGTTTCGGCTTGACTCCCGAAGAAGTGAACACCCTGCTCGGAGTTCAGGAGCAAGCGTTTTCCGAGCCTACCTGGGGCGAAGAGGACACCGAGGACTACGGATGGGGGGACGAGGAATTCAAGGTCTTGGAGGTGGTCGCAAGCAAGTTTGGGAGCAACGCAGACGACTATGTTGTCATGCACTCCAAGCCAATGCGGTTTGATGCCGATTTAGACGACCAAGTCCGTCAAGCCTTCGCAGAACTTGGAGCGGAAGAGAAAGAGTTGGACAAAAAAATTGAGGCCTACCGCAAGAAGAACCGAGATGCCTCCGTGGAAGAAATGGCCAAGGAGTTCGGGGTCAGCAAGGCCAAGGTCGCCAAGCGGGTCGCTTACCTAATCACAAAAGACCGTTACCCCATCGCCCGTGCCGTGGACCAAATCGCAGAGCAGAACCTGCCCAAGAACATCAAGGAAGTCGCAGAACCCGTGCTTGAAGTCCGCTACAAATACGCTTGGGCGGCAGGTTTCAGCAACAAAGACAAACGCAGCAGCCGTGAGTTTTGCAAGGTGATGTTGGACTTGGCTGACCAGGGCAAGGTTTACACAAGGGAGGACATCAATGGCATCAGCAACATCATGGGTTACTCCGTTTGGAATCGCCGTGGTGGTTGGTATCACACGGCCAGCGGAGTGAATCGTCCCCAATGCCGCCATGTATGGGAGCAGCAGATTGTAATCCGTAAGGGCAACAAAATTTCAAAAGCATGAAGGCACTATTCATAAGCGAACAAACCCTGCTGGACAATTCCGTAATCAACGAGAATGTATCGTTCACGCAGATACGGCCTACGATCGTCAAGGTGCAGGAGATGCGGATCCAACCAATAGTCGGATCGGCCCTGTACTCGGAAATGGTGACGCAGGTGGTAAGCGGCACGACCACGGCCTTGAACACGACGCTCTTGGAGGACTACATCCAGCCTGCAATGGTGCAATGGCTCTATTACGAGTTGCCGATGGTGCTTGCCTTCAAGTACATGAACAAGGGAATGGTCCGCAGAACGAGCGAGGAATCTTCGCAGATGAGCATGGACGAGATTACCCGCTTGACGGACAAAGTGAAGAACGATGCCGAGTGGTATTCGGAAAGGATTACCAGGTACCTAATGGAGAACCGCACCGACTATCCCTTGTTCAACTCCCCGCCATCTGCTTTGGACACCATCTATCCCAACGGAACCAACTACAACACGGGGATGGCCTTGGATGCAAGAACCTTGCGCCGTGGTGCTGGGCTTGATAGACCTTGGCCTTACGGATACGACCCCTACTGCTCCAACTGCTGAAATCTATGGGCGCACACACAAAAAACATTTTGAAACTACAAGCCTATGTCTTGGATAAAAATCAAGCAAGCACTCCTTGCGCTTGCAAATGCCCATCCCCAGGTCAACTCCTTCGGGACGGGCGACCCGCTTGCGGTAGGAACGGACAACACGATAAACCTGCGCACCCCAAGCCGTGAGCGAATCGTCTATCCGTTGGTGTTTGCGGATGTGCAGTCAGCGACTACTGACTTGGGCACTCTCAACCTTACTGTGGGTGTCTATTTTAGCGACCGAGTTGAATCCATTGCCACGATGGGTGGCGTGGTTTCGGGCAGTCCAACGCTGGGCTGGCAGGACAACGAAGACGAGGTTTTGAGCGACCAACTGCAAATAGCGCAGGACTTCATTTCAGCCCTTACAAACGACCCGACGCAAGAGTGGACGCTTTCTACCAGCGTGTCGCTAACGAGGTTTGTAGAGAGCCGTGACGACCGAACGGCGGGGTGGGTGGCTACGATGTCGTTCCAACTTCCGTATAGCCATAGCATTTGTGAAATTCCGACCTAACCTACATTTACCCTAAAGCAACCAAACAAAATGCCAACTCCTATTCTTCAACAAATGCTCGGACAGGGCGGCACGATGGAATTCGTGGACGCTGCCGTCACGGGCAAGAACTATGACTTCATCGTGGTCAATGTGGCCGCAACCTTCACGACCTTGACGGGGACGGGCAGCGAGGATTTGCGCTCGGCCTACAACCTTGCGAACAAGTCCGTGTCCGCTGGGATAGTTATTTCAGGCAGAAACGGCGGCAAGATTACGGCGGTAACTCCAAGCGTCGGTTCGGTAATCGGATACACCTTCCTCTAACCATGCTGATAGGCTACGGCTACGGCTATCCGACCAATATGCTGCAAGGCGGTCTTGCGGCTGCGGCATGGGCCGCCTTCAACACCCGTGCTGATGCGGACGGAGCAGCCACGGCAGAGGCAGCCGTCAGCGGTTGCCTGTTCGGAAGATTTGCTACGATTTACAACTTCTAACAATGCCGACACCTTCTCTCCTGATAGTTCCATCCCGATTCAAGTCGGGCAAGTTGTATTCCCAAATCCCAACAAGCGGAGCAGGTGACTTCACGGTGACCCGTGCGACTACGGCAACCCGTGTCAATGCGAGTGGCTTGATTGAATCGGTGGCTTCTGGGATACCTCGCTTGGACTACTTCGCAAGCGGTGGAACGGTTGGATGCCCTGCGCTACTCGTTGAGCCGAGTGGGACGAACGGAATCCTGAACTCTGCGGATACCAGAACGAATTGGTTGCTTGGCGCAAATCTTACAAGCGGAGCCATTGATGTCATCGGGGTATCGGGTAATAATTTGACCGTTGCCGTGAGTGGTAACCTTGGCAACGATACTGGCGTTTTAAGGCGTACAAGTAACAATGTAGCCCTTGCAAGTGGTAGCACTTACACGATTAGTTTTTTAATGAAACAAACCGCAACTCACACAGTTGGAGGTTATTATGCAGTCATAACGGGAGCAGCAGCGGGCGACCTTGCGGCTGGCTTTAATGTAAGCGGTTCTTTTAGTAGCGGCTCGTATTTTACGAGTAATTTTACCACAAACCGAATCCGTAGAGTTGAAAGATTTGGGACGGATGTTTATCGTTGCTCCGAAACCTTTACAATGTCTGCAAGCGGAACTTTGACTCAACTTGGCTTAGCACCCGTTTCAAGCACTACATCGGCAAGCAGTCCAGTTGTCGGCACTCAACTCGGCTTCGCTGCCCCGCAGATTGAACTCGGTTCCGTTCCCACAAGTTTCATCCCCACCACCACCGCAGCAGTCACACGCAACGCAGATGTGGTTTCGGTCAGCGGAGCGGTGAGCGGGAGTATCGGGCAGACGGAGGGGACGATTTATGCGGAATTTGAGCATACGAGCAACACGGCTGAACGGAGGTTAATTGCGTTGAGCAACGGGACTGCAACAAACAGGATTTTTATTTGGGCGATGAGTAATATTTTATATGCCCAAATTCAAGGAAATAGTATGACAATCGTTAATCCTATCCCATCGGGCTATAATAAAATTGCCTTTGCATATCAGCAAAATGGAGTGAGCGGAAACTTATTTGCGAGCATTAACGGAGGTGCGGTTGTCAGCGGAACATCAACAACTTATCCCGCAACAATTAACCGAGTGGCTATCGGGAGTTCGGAAAATGCCGCTGCTGGAGTTTTTCAATGGAATAACCGCATCCGTGCCGCTGCTCTCTACACCACCCGCCTGACCAACGATGAACTCGCAGCCCTAACAACTCCGTAATGGCTACATTCCGCAAATACGAGTTTGCCGTTTACGCTGACTTCCGCACCATCTACGATGCAGAAGCCTCGCCGAATACCTGCGTAGAACTGGGCCATGTCAACCCCGACAACCCGAAGGCGTATTGCGTGGACATCCTTTGGGAAGGCGAAGAACCGAGCCATTGGGTGCGCCATCAGGTGTGGCCCAAGCCTTGCGGAGTGCATTCTTTCCTTGGATGGGATGCTCAATACGAGGCCGACTATCAAGAATTTGCAACACCGCCCAAATAATAACACTACCAATCATGGGACTATTTCGCAAAGCCAACCCCGAACAACCAAAACTTATGCAATCAGCCATCATCGCCCTCCTTCGCCATTTACTCACCTTCATCGGCGGCACGCTCGTAGCCAAAGGTATCCTTGACGCAACCGCTTTGCAAGAAATCATCGGTGCGTTAATCACTTTGCTTTCAGTTGGTTGGATGGCCGTGGAGAAAGTAAAGGCTAAACCCGAAGCACCGAAGGCGTGAACTTGATTGAAACGACCATCATCGGAACGGTCAGCGCAATCGTTGGCGGTGGAGTTGCTTGGATTACCAAGGGAAAGTTCACGGCCGATAGTTTGCAGGTGAAGCAAGCCCAAGCGGTGCTGGCGATGTGGCAGTCAACCGCCGAGGCCCAGCACAAAGAGTTGACCGAATTACGCAATGAACTTGTAGTTTTGCGTCAGCGGATAGAGTCGTTGGAGAACACAATCCAAGCGCTTGAAGCCGAGAACGCAAACCTCAAATCATTGCAATGATTCTACCACTAACCAAGCATTCCCGTAACATCCACGACCTGACCTGCCAAAGCGGGCAGGAGTTCTTGCTAATCTCCGACCTGCACTGGGACAACCCCCATTGCGACAGGGGACTGCTGACCAACCATCTCAAAGAGGCACAACGCAGAAACGCAGGAGTCATCGTCAACGGTGACTTTTTTTGTTTGATGCAGGGCAAGGGTGACCCCCGACGGAGCAAGGAAGACATCCGTGAAGAACACAACAACGCCAGGTACTTGGATAGTATCGTGAACACGGCGGTGGAATGGTTTGCCCCCTACGCCAAGAACCTGCTACTGGTTGGCTACGGGAACCACGAAACCTCCATCATCCACCACCAAGAAACCGACATCCTGCAACGCTTCGCAAGCACCCTCAACTACGCCACGGGGTCAGCAGTTGAAGTGGGAGGCTACGGAGGAACCATTGACATCCGAGTGCAGCACGACCCGAATCGGGGGATGAACTTCGTCATCCACTACTACCACGGTGCAGGAGGGGGTGGACCAGTCACCAAGGGGGTCATCCAAGACCAACGCCTCCTCGCATCAGCCGAAGGCTACGACCTCACATGGATGGGTCATGTGCATGAACTCTACTACCACCAAAACATCATCCACAAATATGACCGCCAAACCAAAACCCTCATTCAAAAGCCTGTTCACCAACTTCGCACGGCTACTTACAAAGAGGAATGGGACGGCGGCTACATGGGCTTTCACACTGAGCGAGGCCGAGGCCCGAAGCCTTTGGGAGGCTATTGGATGAAACTTGAAACCAGCAGGAACGCAAGCAAGGACAACAAAGGCACGGAACTGCAACTCCACGCCACCTTCACGCCTGCGGATAGGTTGTACTGACCTGTACGATTTCCTCGTACAACTATCCCTCCTGCGTGTCGTTGGCGGTCAAGTACAGGTAGCCGTACTCTTTCTCTGCGTTAAACTGCGGGCAGGCTTTGTTGACCCCTGGGAAGTCCCTGTGTCCGCAGATGCGGGCCTTCGGATATTTCTGCAACCAAGATAGAAGAACCCCTGCGATGGCTTGCCTCTGCTGAATGGTGCGGTCGTCCGTGTCCTTGCCTCCGATATACGACACATGGAGGCTGGTAGCGTTGTGTCCTGCAACTCCGTTGGTGGTTTTGTCATCGGTCGCCAGGGTCATGATGTTCCCGTTGGGTTCCACAATCTTGTGGTAGCCGACCGACTTCCATCCCAACCCCTCCTTCCAATGTCTGCGGATGCTGGCGATGGTGGTATTCTTCGGGGTGGCCGTGCAATGCACGACCAAGTGGGTGATATCTCTCATTCTTCGGGGTTAAGGAGTGGGTAATAGCAGACGGTGTGGTCCTGCTCGGTGGGCAACTGGGAGGCAGACACTTCATTAATCCCCGCCCATTGGGATTTGGCGGGGTCGTAGCCCAGCAACTCGCAGGCCCTGCGGTACTCGCACAGGAGAGCGTGGTTCTGCTCCAGGTCAGTGGGGGAAATAGCAATCATCAGCCGCTCCAACGCATTTGTGAGGGCTTTGGCGGGTCGGGTGGAGTGGTAGGTCATGCTGCAAATTTATACCCTTTAGGTTCTAAATATGGCGAAAATTAGGAATTTATACCGCATCGGGTGCAGGGCCAAAAAAAAAGTTTCATAAAAAAATGACACAAGAGGTCGCAAATAGGAAAAGCCGTTGTAACTTTGTCGGACACTAAACCCAATAACCCATGAACATTTTAATCGCCAAAGCCAACGAGCAACTGATTCAATCGCTCTACCCTTTCAAAAAAATTGACTTCCATCAAAACAATTATGCAGGTCGTTACGGCAATACATCATACTTCAAATTAACCAAGCCACAGTTTAATAAATTGTACAAAGCGGTTGTAGATAAAGGTTATAATCCTTTTGCTTTACTGACTTGGTAACCCACCGAGGGGTGCGGCTCGCCAACGCACATTGTTTTATCCCATCCACCAAACCCCAAACCATGACCCAAGAAACCAAAACCAAACTCAAAGCAGCCCTTGCGACGGGCTACATCGTACTGACCGCTTGCCTCGGCATCGCATTCTTCGGCAGATTCATTCTCGCAATTATCAATAACTAAACCCAAAACCATGCACAAGTTTAAAACCACCAACATCAAAGGGAAGGACTATGTGGAGGTAAACCAACGCCTCCTGTACTTTCGCAACGAGCCAACCTTCGCTGGTTGGTCCATTGAATCCGACCTCGTTGACCTACAACCCGACCGCTGCTGCATCAAGGCAATCATCCGTGATGCCGATGGCCGCATCAGGGCTACGGGCCACGCCCATGAGGACCGCACCAGTTCAATGATTAACAAAACGAGTTATGTAGAAAACTGCGAAACCTCTGCCTTTGGTCGTGCCTTGGCTGCCCTTGGTATCGGGATTGAAACGAGCATCGCATCAGCCAACGAGGTGTCCATGGCTATCGCCAAGCAAGAGCAGTTCAACGATTTGAGCGACAAACTCGGATTGGTTCCTTCGTACGACGACCTAACCGTTGCGACCCTCAAAGCGGACTTCCTGAAGTTGGTGCAGAAACTGCCAGCGGACCAACAGGAACGCTACATGAAGGACCTGAACCAAATGACCCCCGCCCGTTTTGAAAAGGGTATTGCATTCATTCAAAACCAACTCTCTAAAAAATAAGCCATGACCCTACTTGAAAAATGCAACGCCGATGTGTTCAAGGCCATCCTTGACCTCAAACAAGAAAGTCCTGAGATTGGCGAGAAACTCATATCTATCCTACAACAGTATCAATACTGGTGGCAGATGCCTATGGATGATGTGATGTGGTTTTCCGCTCATCTTCCGAGCAAAATTTGGGACTGCAAAATCCACACCTTCTTACTCCTCTTCCAATCTCAACAAACCACTCAAAATCCATGAATCATTTAGTCACCATCCCCAAGTCGGACATCTCCAAGCAGGACATCGCCGACATCGCCGCTGGCCTCATCCACCGAATCAACGAAGGCGAGGTCAACCCCATCGCCGCCCATGTGCGCTTGAAGGCGGTCGTCAAAGCCTTGGAGCAAGTACTGAAAGCCACCGAGGACATCGTTCGGGACGAAGCCTTAAAGCACGGCAAGACATTCTCCGCATTCGGTGCTGAAATCCAAATCAAGGAGGGGGCACTCACGCCCGACTACACGCACGACCAGGTGTGGAGTGACCTGCAAGGAAGCATGAAAGCCCGTGAAGAACTGCTGAAGATGGCCTTTCGCAACGCTGGCAAGGCAACGGTCTACGACGAAGCGACGGGTGAAGCGGTTCCTGTGTGTCCCGCAAAAGGGACAAAACCATCCATTGCTGTAACTTTTAAGACCACTTAACCATGCCCAAACCCAAAGGAAAAGAAATCCAACGAAGGGTCGCCACCATATACGCCGTTTCTTACCTCGCCTCACGCCCATACAGGGCCGTAGAACTCGCCAAAGTGCTTGGCCTTAATATGCGTACCACTTACCGCATTCTAAGCGATTTACGGGCCTCTAATTGGCTCGTGAAAGACAACTGTACCTATTCAATTCAACCCAACCAAACCCAAAACCCTAAACCATGAAAAGAAAACTATCAGCACAAGAAATCAAAAAATTACAGGACTACCACGGAGAACCCGAATGCTTTGAAGAAGCAGTTCAATTTGGCGAATGGGTAGTTGGTAAATATGGCGACATGACCAATTGTAATAATGGCAGAAAAATTTATTATTTTACAGTAGATGAAGAGCCAAGAAACGAATTTATAGAGCATTTTGAGGGCAAAGCCTGGTACAACGCAATCACTTTTATTCCTGCATACGAATACGCTAAATCCTTAACCGAAAACCAAACCCAAACCCAAAACCCATGAGCGATTATACCCCCCAACCCAACACCTTCACCTTGTTCGCCAACGACAAAGGAGACAACCCCAAGCGTCCCGACTACAAGGGCGACATCGTCCTGCCAGACGGAACCAAGATGCGCTTGTCCGCATGGGTCAAGGAAGGCAAGAGCGGCAAACGGTTCCTAAGCGGCAAAGTGGAACCATTCCAGCAGCAGTCCAGCGGCGGGAATTTTGCACCGCAAGATGGTGATATGCCTTTTTAGTGTAACTTTGTAAGCATATTACATTTACCATTATAGCCCATTTGTAATTCCAGCCAAATGGTGCGTCCGATAAAGGGTTCACTCTCTAACCCCTGCCCCGACTGCTGGAATCAGTCGGGGTTTTTTTTTCTTTGCTATGGCAACAATTTCACTATTCAAGGCCGCAAAAGGAGCGGCAACACGCAACACCACCCCCGACGAACACCTTGACTTTGCGGAGTACATCACCAATATCCGTGATGGGTATTGGTACAACGAGGTGACCGCATACCGTGCCGCCAAGACGGACGAAACCAAACGCAGGCTTTCTGCCGTTACTCCCAGCGGAAAGTTTAAAAAGCAGGGCAGGGACGGTCTTGACACCCATTCGGGAATCCTTTGCATTGACATTGATGCCAAGGACAACGAGGGCGTGAACATGAAGGCTCTGCTGAATGACGAGTTTCTGCTTGCCATGCACAAGTCCACGGGGGGGGAAGGGTATGCCGCTTATTACCGCATAGAACCTGATCGTCACCTGGATGCGTTCTTCGCCTTGGAGAAACGATTGGCCGATAAGTACCACATCATTATTGACCCTGCATGCAAGGATGTGTCCCGACTTCGGTTTGTCAGTTTTGACCCCGAAGCCTACCACACCGAACGCAAGGTGGCCGTATTCAAAGCCTACCTACCCAAAGTCAAGGCAACTCCTGCGCCAAAGTTCTATCCCCATGGCGAGCATGATGTGGAGCATATCATCCAGCAGATTGAATCCAAGCGCATTGACCTAACCAACTCCTATGCCGACTGGGTGAAGATCGGCTTTGCTATTGCGGCAAAGTACCAAGAAATGGGTGCGGACCTGTTCCATCGGGTGTCAGCAATATCCCCGAAATACGACCCGCAAGTATGCGATCGGAAGTACAAAGCCCTCTGCCAAACCAAGCAGAACTCCGTGTCCTTTGCCTCCTTTATGTGGCTCGCCAAGAATGCAGGCGTTGAAATCCAAACCCCGCAGACCAGGCACATCGTGTCAACCGCCAAGACCCACCGCATGCGGGTTGGAACCAATGGAGGCCCAAAGGACATCGCCACGGCTACCGAAACGGCGGTCCGCATCCTTCGGGAAATTGACCAGGTAGATGTGGAGCAGTTGGATGAGATCGTCGCATACACCATGCAAATGGATAGCGATGAACTGAAAACCGCATCCACTGAGGATTCGCCCATCAAGCAGATCAAAGCCTACCTGCGATCCTACGACCTACGCCGCAACGCCGTGACCAGGAATATAGAACTGAACGGCCAACCGATTAACGACACGGACCTCAACAACATCTATGTGGCTTGCTTGGAGAACTTTGGTAAGAAGGAGGTCAACATGCAACTGATCAACGCTATCGTGGATTCGGATTTCGTCATCACCTACAATCCGTTCTTGGAATTCTTCGCCAAGAACGCTCACCGCCAACCCAAAGGGTGCATTGAAGCCCTGACCAACACAATCACAAGCACGACGCAAGAACACGCATTTGTGCAGATGTGCATCTACAAGTGGCTCTGCTCGGTGGTTGCAAGCATGCAGGGCGATTACTCGCTGGCTATTTTGGTTCTATGCGGTGACCAGGGTATCGGCAAGACCAACTTCTTCCGCAACCTGCTCCCTGCCGAACTGCGGTCCTACTACGGGGAATCCAAACTGGATGCAGGCAAGGACGACGAGATCCTGATGTGCAAGAAGATCATCCTCTGCGACGATGAGTTCGGCGGCAAATCGAAGCAGGAGGCCAAGAAACTGAAGGAACTGTCATCCAAGCAGACCTTCAGCATCCGCAAGCCTTACGGACGGGTCCACGAAGATTTGAACCGTTATGCGGTCCTATGCGGGACATCCAACGACGAGGAAGTCATCAACGACCCAACGGGCAACCGACGGATCCTGCCCGTCGTGGCCGCAAGCATTGACTGGGATGCCTACGATGCCATTGACAAGACCGACCTATTCATGGAGTGCTACCATGCCA